CTGAACCTGGTTCTGAACTGGTTTGGTCTCGTCATGACACGCCGAGGCTTGAAACGCCTGCTCATGATGGGGTTGGCTCGTATGGGTTGCTGGTTGCTGATTGGGCGCGTGAACATTTGGACGTGGAGTTAATGCCCTGGCAGGTGCACTGCCTTGTAGGCCAGTTGGTTCATGACGAAAATGGTGATTTGTTGAACCGCGTTTCGTGTGTATCGACTGCGCGCCAGGCGGGGAAAAGTACTGCCCTCGCTGCTTTGCTTGGCTTTTGGTTGACCGAAATGCCGAAAATACGGGGGGTGAAACAGAACGTTTTAACTTGTGCGAACCGTTTAGACCTCGGCGTAACTTTGTTTGATCTGGTTAGTCCTGTGCTTGAATTGCGTTTTGGGGCGAAACTAATGAAGGCTTACGGGCGAAACAGTGTGACAATGCCTGACGGTTCACGTTGGATAGTGCGTGCAGCAAAGCCCAACGTTGGTCACGGTACGTCTAATGATCTAATCATTGCTGACGAGATTTGGGATATTTCCTCTGATGCGATTGATGGTGGTTTGATTCCTTCGCAGCGCGCAAGGCGTTCTCCGCTTTTATCGATGTGGTCTACAGCAGGAACAGAGTCGAGCACGGTGTTTAAACGTTGGCGTGAGCAGGCTTTGCGTGCCATTGACCAGAACAAAACCAGCAGTTTCTACTTTGCTGAATGGTCTCCTGATCCATCTCTTGACATAAACCTGGAGTCAACTTGGGCATGGGGAAACCCTGCACTGGGTTACACGTTGACGATGGACACCCTGCGCAGTGAGTCATTGAACCCGAACCGCGCCCAGTTCTTGCGTGCATCATGCAACCTGTGGGTTGCCAGTGACCAGGGTTGGATTCCTCCAGGCGTCTGGCCTTCGCTAGAACACACCGAACCAATGCCCGACGGCGGTTACCTAGCAATAGAAGTCTCATTAGATGATTCCCGCTATTTTGGTGTGCGCTCTGTGCAACTACCAGATCGACGGGTTGCCGTAACCGTTGGGTTTGTTGCCGACACCTACAAAGAGATGCTGGATGAGGTAGCGAAATTTGCAACAACAAACGTCAAATTCCTTATCAGTCCTAGCATTGAAATTCACTGGCCTATGCAGTACGAACGCCGAACCGAAATCGTCGGCTACGCCGAAATAGCCCGCTACACAGCAGGCGTGCGAAACATGATCATGGAAAGAATGCTTGTCCACGACGGCTCGAAACAGTTAAGCGAACACGTACAGCGTGCCATTGCAGTCAAAGCCGAAACAGGAATAGCACTCAGCAGCCAACGAAGCCCAGGAGAAATCTCACTAGCCCGTTGCATGGTCTGGGGTGCATCAATGGCAAGCCGCCCACAGTTTGCAGGTAAACCCATCATCGCGTTCAGTAATCGCTAAAGTTTCATCGGCGTTGGCTCGCCCTTGCCTTTCGTCGGGATCGGACAAACCAGCGAGCCAATGCCACCCAATATCCGACGAATGTGAGAAACTTAAATATGGCAATCTTTAAACGTGGTGTAACTAAAGCGGCAATTTCGCCACAGGAAACCCCGCACGTTACGGCTGCAGCAGGTGGCACATACTCTGGCAACGGCTCAGGCGCACAGTCGATCGGTCAGTACTATTCATACGTTCAGGGTGAAATGCGTAATAAGGCGATGCACGTGGCGACGATAAATCGCAGTCGCGACTTGCTTGCTTCAGTTGTTGCGTCAACGCCTCTCAAACTTTATAAGAAAACTTGGAATGAAGCCGAAGGCGAGATGGAGGAAAAGGAAGTAAAGCCTCGCGCCTGGATGAATCAACCAGACCCGCAACTTTCTTATTCTGCCTTCATGAGTTGGTTGTTGGATGACCTTTTCTTTTTTGGGCGAGCATTCCTCTGGGTGTCTAGTCGTGATGCTCAAGGCCTGCCAAATTCTTTTACACGTCTACCTGCCGCAATGGTGAACACGCTTGATATTTCTCCACCTGTTTTTGCGTGGGGTCTTTCAAATCAAATCTTTTTTCAAGGTGCACAGATACCAACAGAGGACGTCATTCAGTTTGTTGGTGGCAATCAAGGAATTATTTATCAATCACCACAAGTAATAGAAACGTCGTTATCGCTTCAAGCCGCGCGCTTGCGCAATAGCAGTTCGGCCTTGCCTGCGGGCGTTTTGAAACAAACCTCAGGTGAACCGTTGAGCGGTCAAGAACTTTCCGATTTGGCGCAGTCTTTTGAATTGGCTCGCCGCTCGAATCAGATCGCAGCGATCAACCAGTTTGTTGAATGGCAACCTACAGATGTTGACGCTTCAAAAATGTTGTTGAGTGAGGCTGCAGAGTTTGAATCCAAAGAGGCCGCTCGAATGTGCAATATCCCATTCTTTCTTAACGGCAACTCCGTCGGATCATATTCATATCAATCAAACGCAGGCGCAAGAAAAGATTTAGTCGTGTTCGGCGCAAGGGCTTATATGCTCGTAATCGAGCAGACGTTATCAATGATGCAAGTTGTGCCACCGGATTATTGTGTGCGATTTGATATTGACGAATATCTTGCCGATTCAGAAATAACAGACGGCAAAGACTATGAACACGAACCATCTGCTAAAGACCTAGCCGAAATCGTGCAAAAGGTTTATCTCGGTGTAGACAAAGTGATAACCGCCGACGAGGGTCGCGCAATTATCAACATGGCTGGAATAGATTTACCAGTACCGAGCCCAACAGAATTACCAGTACAAATACCTACAGCACCACAAGGAAACTAAATGTTGAAATTCATTAGCACAGATTTGACCCTAGATGCATCAGCAGTCGAGGGCGTACAATCGCGAACCGTGTCTGGAGTGGCAGTGCCCTACGGCGTAGCCGCAACAGTAAGCGACGGAACTAAGGTCATATTTTCTGAGGGCAGTTTGCCAGTAGACGGCAAAGCACCAAAACTCTATTTAAACCATGACTCCGAACAGGCCATTGGAATCGTCACCGAGCGCGTCGATACCCCTCAGGGAATGATGTTCTCGGCACGCCTGTCAAAGACAGCCCGTGCGGAGGAAGCCCTCCAACTCAGCCTAGATACGGTCATTGATTCCGTGTCAGTTGGTGTAAATCCCACAAAATTTAAAATGCAAAAAGACGGCACAATGCTCGTCGAGGCTGCAGACTGGGTCGAACTCAGTTTGGTCACAGGCCGTCCAGCCTTCGCAGGTGCAGTCATAACTGATGTCGCTGCGACCGAGCCAGAGAGTATCCACCAAGACGACACAGAGTTAGATAACATTCCAACAGAAGTTTCAACACAGGAGAAAAAACCCATGAACGAAGCAGCACCAATCGAAGCATCAGCAATCATTCCTACTTCACCAGTAGTTTTTGCTGAACCAAAACGCGAATTTAAAATGCCAACAGCAGGAGAATATCTTGCTGCATATCACATTGGCGGCGACACGTTCGCAAAAGTAAACGCAGCGTTCTACGATGTAGCGCGACGCAATCAGTCAGCGATCGAAGCAGTATCGCAAGACCTTACGAGCGATGTGCCAGGCCTCTTGCCTTTGCCAGTGGTGGGTCAACTTTTTCAAAATTACAACTTCGTCAGACCTGTAGTTAGTGCATTTGGCACTAGGGCGATGCCGAACGGACAAGGAATTAGTTTCATTCGTCCAACCATCACCACCCCAACTGCAGCAGGCGTGCAAAGCACACAAGGAACTGCAGTCGCAACCCAGACGATGGTTCTTGCAGCGAATACGGTCAGTCGCCAAACCGTTGCTGGATCAATCCAAATCGCACAACAAACGATGGACTTTTCGAGCCCCGAAGCAATGACCATTATCTTGAATGACCTTGCTGGACAGTACCTCAAGCAAACTGACAACATCGCTGCAGATTTCTTGAACACTTCAAAGCAGGCATCGGGTTACACCTGGACTGTTACTGCAGGTGACGTATCAACTTTGATCGCAGGTATCTACGGATCAGCAGAAAATATGTCAGCAACAACAAACTTGTTCCCAACCCATCTCGTAGTTTCCGTAGACGTATGGCGCAAACTCGGCGCACAAGTAGACGATGTGAATCGTCCTGTGTTCCCTGCAATCGGTGCACCTGGCCTCATTGGTCAGAACACACTTGGCGCAGGCTCAGCAGCATCATGGTCGGGAATGAACCCACTCGGACTCGAAATCGTTGTTGACGGCAACTTGGCCTCGGGCACAATGCTCGTAGTTCATGCGCCAGCAGTCGAATTTTACGAGGCTCAGCAGGGAATGCGTAGTGTGGAGAACCCAGAAATTTTGGCTAGGACGTTCTCCTACTATGGCTATTTTTCTACGTTTGTTAACGATGCACAGAACCCTTCAGCAGTTGCAGGTTCACAGTTCGTCCAAGCAATCACCGTCGCCTAGTCGAAAGCGGGCTAACCGCTCATGGCTACTTACAACACATCCAGCAAACTGTTGATTGACAACTATGCCGTTTTGCAAACCCTCGAAAATAACGAGATTGCATTAGGGCAGTCAATCACAGTTTCAGGACTCGGCGCGCCGTTCAATGGCACGTTTACGGTTCTTGATTTGCCCGAACATGAATTCATTGGCATTGACTCCACCACTGGAGAACCAATGTTTAACGAAAACAATTCGCGTCAAAACCAGGTTATTTTTGCGTGCACAGGCGCAAACGTTGATTTCACATATCTAACTACAGGGTCAATCGTTTACACGCAGGTCTGCACCTGGATTACCGCTAACGACATTGCAGACTGGCTATACCTTGCTACAGCAACTAGCGGCGATCAGTCGTTTTTAACTATCTGTGCAGCAGCAGCAAACCAGTTCGCGTATCGCAGACGACAAGAGTCAAATTATTTCGACTCGCTAACCACAGTCCCGTCGCAAGATGTCAAACTTGGCGTAGTGATGTATGGCGGCGCGCTCTACCGTCAAAGAGGATCGGTCGACCAGTTTTCGTCCTTCGATTCGATGGGCTCACAGCCACCGGTGGCACTCTCGGCAATGGTGCAACAACTACTCGGCATCTCGCGTCCAGCAGTGGCCTAATGCCTACCGCGTACACAGACCTTCTAAACACGGCTCTGGACAATCTTGCAGCGACGCTGCAGACAATGTCACCACCGATCCCCATTGTGACCGATCCACGAAACATCCAGTCAGCCTGCGCGTTCATTAACGCCCCGACTTTTACTACGCCACTATTGAAAAACAAAAGAATCCAGTTGACCTTTCCAATTCAGTTGATCGTTCCTAGCCCATTCAACCTCGACGCGCAAAGAAAACTGCTAAATATGGCAGCCCAACTGTTGGGCGCAAACGTTGCAATCACCGAGGGCAGACCATCGTCAATCGAAATAGGCGGTGCGTTGTATCCTTGCTATGAACTCATCGTAAATATGGAGGCCTCATCGCTATGAAATACCTAATTGCATCAGCCAGGGTTGGCATTGTAGGAGACGAATATGAGCCGACTCCAGGAGTAAACGTCGAAGCACTTATTGCTGGCGGCTTTATTACTGTAGAAAAAGAATCCACCGAAACCCCTAAGAAATCACCTACCATAAAGAAAACACCTAAGGAGTAATCAAATGGCTACCAGCACTTATTTAAGCGGAATCACCACCCTTACCGTGAACGCGGTCGATGTGGCCGATCAATGCACAATGCTCAGCGTGACTGAACTGCGTGAGACTCTTGACCAGACGACGCTAACAAATTCATCAAGGCGTTTCCGAGGCGGCCTTTACAATAATGAAATAACGATGACTCTTTTCCAGTCATATGTTGCAGGAGAAACTTTTGCAACAATCTCGCCATTGGTTGGCGTGACTACAACTGTCGTCGCTACTGTTACTGATGGTGCTGTAACGAAAACGATAACTTTGGCAAATTGCTACCTAGAATCGATGCCTTTGATCAACGCAAATCTTGGAGAATTATCGACAGTCGATTTGACGTTTGTCGGTGGAGAACTTTCAATCGCATAATCACGGTCATCACTTGACCCGACACAAGGAGAAAAAGTGAAACTAACAATCAAGGTCACTGAGACCCCTGGCGATACCCCTATTGTCGTCACAACTAATTTGTTGTGTATTGCAATGTGGGAACAAACAGAAAACCGAAAGGTCTCTGACGGTCGCGGTATCGGCATCATGGACATGGTTTACTGGGCGCATTTCATGCTAAAGAAATCCGGTCACTCAGTAGGGAACACACCGAAACAATGGTTGGAAGAACATCCAAACATGGAAATTGAAACGGTGGACATGACAAACCCAAACCCTACGGGCGCGGAACTTACCGAAGGCAACTAGCCGAACTTCTAGTTGCAACTGGGTATTTTCCGCACGAAATAGAGTTTGACACGCGCGACCTGCTTACCGTCATTAGTGTTCTTAATGATCAGGCTAAGGAAAGGCAAAGGCGATGAGCAGTGTCCAATTAAAAGTTCAGGTCAGAGGCGTTAAAGAGGCACTGCGCCAGATGAATAAGGTTGACCCTAAACTTCGACGCCAGTTCACCAAACGCTATAAAGACATTGTGAAGCCTGTGATCCAGGACGCAAAATCTAGGTTTCCTAATGAGCCGCCTCTTTCTGGTATGGGCAAGCCATATAAGAAACTGGGCGGTTGGGATGGTGGCCTAGTTGCAAAGGGTGTAGTTGCCAAGATCAACACTCGAAAAGCGCGCAACCGAAACGTTGCAAAGGGCGCGGTTTATGAAACAGTAGGCGCGTTTATTATTCAACAAAAGACTGGTTGGGGCTCGCTTTATGACATGGCGGGAAAGAAACGCCCAGGCTCAAAGATGAATAAGGCATTAGTCCAGGAAGGCTTTGGAAGTGCCTCTCGTGCGATGTGGCCTGCATATGAAAAGAATCAAACTAAGATCGACGCGGCTGTAAAAGATTTAGTCAACGATGTAATGAAAGATTTTTGGCGTTAAATGGCAATCAATATCCCCATCATTTCAGAGTTCAACCCTGCTGGAATCAACGCTGCAAAAAAGTCTTTTAATGAATTAGAGGGCAACGGCTCTAAAGCAATGTTTCTGTTGCAGCGCGCCGTGCTACCAGCAGCCGCCGCCATTGGAAGTATTGCTGCAGTTATCAAACCCGCTATCGATGCCGCTTCAAATATGCAGGAATCGATGTCAAAGGTCAACGTCATTTTTGGCAAAGGCGCGAAAAGTGTTAACGATTTTGCTGCTACTGCAGCCCGTCAACTTGGACAAAGCAAGCAATCTGTTCTCGACGCAGCAGGCGCGTTCGGCACATTCGGTAAAGCAGCAGGCCTCGGCGGCGAGGACTTAGCAACATTCTCAAACGACTTCACAGTGCTCGCTACAGACCTTGCATCGTTTAACAACACAAGCCCTGAGGAGGCTGTACTCGCTATCGGTGCAGCATTGCGCGGCGAGGCCGAACCATTGCGCCGTTTCGGTGTTCTGCTGGACGATGCCACGTTACGCCAGGAAGCGTTAAACCTCGGAATATCTGACGGAAAAAAGGCTCTTACTTCGTCGCAGAAAATCCTTGCTGCACAGGCCGCTATCTATAAACAGACTGGCGACGCGCAGGGCGACTTCCTCCGAACCAGTGACGGTCTAGCCAACTCTCAGCGATCACTTAAAGCAGAGTTTGCAAACCTACAGGTTGAACTCGGCATGAAACTACTGCCCAAAATGCAAGAGTTCACCAAACAGTTGCTTGAAATTAGCGACTGGGTAAAACGAAACCCTCAAACGTTTGGCTTTATTGGAAGCGGAATTGAAAAGATAGGAAAATTCCTATTCTTTACAAACACCCCTCTCGGCAAGTTCATAGGTCTAATCGGTGATTTGAGTGGTTTGGTAGACGGCGCAGAAAAAGCAACAGGCGCATGGAATGACAAACTCGGTGTTTCCTCTACTCAGCAAATGCGCGCTGCAGATGCAGCAGGAGAATTCAATAAGAAACTTCGTGAGTCACAAGAAAAAACAGGCGGCGCAAAAAAAGAGGTTGACAGTTTTGCGGCCGCTCTAAAAGACAAACTCGAAGTGGCATTGGATGACGCAAAGACTGCGCTTGACGATGCCAAAACGGCGTTCACTGATTTTGCTACACAGGTTTCAGACGGCATCAAATCCGCATTCAGTTTCTCTGATGCTCAGGCGGCAGGAGAGGAAACAGGCGCAGGATTCTTACAAGGTTTGCGCGACCAGGTTGCAGGGATCAAGGATTACAGCCTAAAAATTCAAGCCTTACTGGATAGAGGTTTAAGTCAGGAAGCATTAACGCAAGTTCTGGACGCTGGTTCAAAGGCTGGAATTTCTATTGCCGAACAACTTATTGCTGGCGGCGAAACAGCAATCACAGAAACAAACGCTTTAGTTGACGCAGCCAATTCAGCAGCAAGCAAAGTCGGAATCAATGCCGCGACGAAGTGGTATCAAAGCGGTGTCAACACAGCACAGCAAATGGTTGACGGAATAACTACCGAACTTGACAAGATGACCCCGAAACTTATGGCAAAGATGGACGCAATAGCAGCCAAGATGAAACGCAACGTTGATATTGATGTTGTCATTACAGAGCGAGTAAACAAAATTGTTAGCACCATTTCCGGCAACATTCCCAAAATGGCTGAGGGCGGCATTGTAACCAAACCGACCCTTGCAATGATCGGCGAAGGCAACGGCGCAGAAGCAGTAATTCCTCTTTCAAAGTTGGGCGGCATGGGCGGCGGTGACATAAACATAAACGTCACAGGAGGAATGGCAACCTCAGCAGAAATCGGTCAGAACATCGTTAACGCCTTGCGCGCATATCAGCGCACCTCAGGCGGCCTTCAGTTGAACATTGCATAATGAGCGGTTTCCCTGTACTCGATTCGGGCAACTATGACCTGCAAATAGCAACAGGATTTTTTGTTGACGCATTCACGCTTGACGATCCTTTGCGCGGCTTGCTGGATGATCCTCTATATGTTTTAGATGGAACTACAGAGTTCGCGTCAGTGATCGAATCAACAACAAACATCGCAGTCAGGCGCGGGCGTAAAGACATTGGCGACCAGTTCAACGCAGGAACATTAACGTGCACGATCCTCGACGTGGATGGGTTGTTTAATCCGTTTGATGATCAGTCGCCTTTTTATAATACGCCAGACTCACAACCTGGGCTCGCACCGATGCGCAAGGTTCGATTTATGCGATACGACGATTCCAATGTTGAGGAACTGCTTTTCACTGGATACGTCGTGAATTATGATTATAATTTTGGTCTTGGAGAAATCGACACGGTGACGGTGTACTGCGCCGATCAGTTCTATTTGCTCGCGCAAACTTATTTAGACAATTTAAACGTTACGCCTGAAACATCAGGTGAACGAATTGAAACAATACTCAACTTGCCAGAAGTTGCGTTCCCTTTATTAGCGCGTGACATTGCAACAGGCACAGTCAATCTCGGTCACGACGCTTCATACAACATCAATGCAGGAACAAATGCGCTGCAATACATAACACAAATAAACGAAACTTCCGAGTTTGGACGATTGTTTATGTCACGTTCAGGGGTGATGACCTTTCAGGATCGAATCGGAAATACGTTGTCTGCACCTGTTGCCGATTTCCACGACGACGGAACAGGTATTCCTTACACAGGTTGCGGCATATCGTTCCAAGCGGACGCCGTAATAAACCGCGCAGTCGTCACAGGTTTAAACGGGAACACGTCAACGGCTGAGGATTTAGCGTCGATCGCCCAATACTTTATACAGACAACTTCAATCACCGATAGTTTGTTGCACGTCCAGGGCGAGATTGATACTGCGGCGTCTTACTTGCTTTTCCCTCAACCTGAGCCGCGTTACACGTCAGTCGAAACTACGTTCATCGCGCTCACTGACCCTCAAAAAGACATTCTGGCGGTAGTTGAAATAGGCGACACCATAACTGTCGAGCGCACCTTTCCTACTGGGGCGACAACAATGCAACTTGCTCAGGAGTTGAGCGTAGAGGGCATCGAGCACTATCTTGACTTCCAGTCAGGTCATCGGGTGGCCTACTTTACCAGCCCTACTACAATCGTCTACGAACTAATTTTAGATGATGCAACATATGGCACACTAGATTCCCTTAATGCTTTAGGATAGGAGACACTATGGCTACACCAACGACACTTCCAGCCAGTTTCACGGCAGGTCAGATTTTAACGGCTGCACAAATGAACAATTTGCGCGGCGCATTTCGTGTTTTGCAAGTAAACAGCACGACCCTAAGTTCTACTTTTACTACTACTAGCACTTCTTACACAGACATAACTGGCCTAAGCGTTTCTATTACGCCTTCGGCCACTTCAAGCAAAATCCTAGTTTTTGCTAGCGTAAATGGTTCAGAGGACGTTGGTATAAACGACGCAGCAATTCAATTAGTTCGTGGTTCAACGGCTATATGCGTTGGTGACGTTGCCGCTTCAAGAACTTCAGTTTCATCGCAATTTAGTTCGTTTTTTAATTCTGTACAGACTTCACAAAATGTCGTGTTTTTAGACAGTCCAGCAACGGTTAGCGCCACAACCTACAAAGTTCAAGTCATAAACGGTGCACCGGGTACGGCATATATAAATCGCGGTAAAGCGGACACGGCAGGACACTTTAGAGCCGCCTCAACAATTACCGTCATGGAGATTTCAGCATGATTGACTACACAGCAATTTTAAGCGCCAACTATAAAGGCGCACAATGGACACTTGCAGGCGATACCTATGACGGTCTTACTTGGTTAGACGAAACACCGAAACCAACGCAAGCCGAACTAGACGCACAATGGCCAGCAGTTGACTACCAAAACCAATACGACCTTGTGAGCAAAACCCGCCACGCCGAATACATCAAAACTAGCGACCCAATTTTCTTTGAGTGGCAACGTGGGACAAACACGCAAGCCGCATGGGAAGCAGCAGTTCAAGCAATTAAAGACGCAAACCCTTACCCGCCAGCCCCGAAATGAAATGGGCACTGAAGTTGTGGTTTCTCTCATCGGTGGTTGTTTCCTTGTATTGGTGGCACTCATTGGCAAAATCGGCAGCGACAACAAAAAAGATCACGGGCAAGTTCACAACACTTTAGGCCGCATAGAACAAAAAATTGATGGACACATAGAGGGGCACAAATGAGAGACTCTGACAAAGCAATGCTCGCAAGTTATGCGCGCTCACTTGTAGGCGCACTTGTCGCTGTTTATTCGACAGGAACAACAGACCCGCGCGACTACGCAAAAGGCGCGATCGCTGCAGTAATACCGCCAGTCATGCGATGGGTAAATAAAAACGATAAAGGTTTCGGGCGTGACAGTACCCCACAAGCATAAAGTTGTTTTACCTGCAGTCGTAGCGCACTGCCGCCCTGGCGAACTACCTGCAAATATGTTGGTTGACGTCAAGCCCTACGGGAAATTATTGTTCCTTGCGGCTGACGCTTGGGGCGCGTTTAAAGAACGTGCACACAAAGAGGGAATAACAGTATTTAAACCGACCAGCCAAAACGACACTTATAGGTCGATCGCTTTGCAATTGCAAGCATGGAATGCGCGCATGACCACCGTGCCACAAGAGGGCGTAAAGCCTCGACTATTTAATGGCAAAAACTGGTATCTGAAACCAGGCAACGCACCGATCGCACAGCCAGGAAAATCACATCACAACTGGGGAATTTCCGTCGACGTGCACACTGCCTCAGGCGAACGATTTGAGTTCATGAAAGAGCACGCACTCGAATACGGGTTTACTTGGGAACTGGATTCAGAGCCCTGGCATATCAACTATTTCATGGGCGACAAAGTACCTGAAGCAGTCAGGGCATGGAAAAACGCTAAATCCTTGCAATAGCAGTAACCGTGCTTTAGGGTAGAAACACCCGACGAAAGGAATTTAACTATGACGTTCACCGCACCCAAAATCATTGCAGGGGTGATTTCTGCCCTTATGGGGTTTACGGCTCTCTGGGGCTCTCCTACAGCCCTCTCCAGCCCTTCTAGGGTCACTCTGGACGTTGCGCCGTTCCTTATTGAACCGACAACAACAACGTCCAGCACGCTCTTTATAGACCCGTATGCGACCGCGCCAGAACAATTTGCAGCCCTCGCCGTGAACCTCGGCTGGCCTGTTGAGGAGTATGCGACGCTGGTCAAAGTAATAAAACGTGAGAGCAATGGAAACGCACTAAGCCACAACAAAAAAGACCCTATGACTGGCTCTTATGGGCTTATGCAAATTAACGGTTTTTGGTGCACAGGCGCAAACAGTTTCCTCCAAAAAGCAGGCTTAATTACATCATGCGAAATGTTGCTAGACCCCGAAACTAACTTGCGCGCAGGATTAATAATCTTTACAAGGTCGGGCTGGTCGCCCTGGAGGACAGCAAAATGAGTGAGGGTGTCGCATGGAATCAAGGCGAACTAAGTGAGGAAACCCGCAAAATGGTTATGGACTCACTAACAACGTCAAACCATCAAATGGCGGTATTTAGTTTGCTTGAGGACATAGCACGCCCGAACCATTCTGCGCGAAAATTCCGCGATGATCACCTAATACGCGGCCTTAGAAATATGCTTATTGACTTCCAGTTAAGTGGTCAAGATGACTACGCCGAGACTGCTATATTGGCAATCGAAGCCTTAGGCGGACAAGTTAAACCCGACAAATGAAAGAGAATCCCGACATGAGCGAACAGTTAGAAATGTTTACATCTACCATTGGTCTAGGTGGACACAAAACAAAAATTGCGTTAGACCATCCAAGTGTTGCAGTGCGTCACGATGCTGTAGACACATCACGCAAAGCCGCCGAAATGGCAAAACCTCACGCTGGCGAGCAACGCAAAAAGATTCATTTCTGGATTAAATGGGCATCAAAACTAGAAAGCAAAGGTTTGACCGCCGATGAAATTTCTATGCTGCTTGAATTGCCTGCACAATCTGTCTCAGCACGCATTAACGGCCTACACAAAGACGGCTGGATAGTCGATACAGGTCTACGTCGTAATACGCGCTACGGTCGAAAAGCAATCGTTTGGGCTCATAACTTTGATCTGAAAGAGGGCTGAACATGGCATTCGATCTGTCTAACTATGAAACTGTTGAGTCGCGTTTAGCGCGATTCTGGGAACAGTTCCCTGATGGACGCATTGAAACAACACTGATGAACTATGACGGTGAATCGTGCATTGTGCGAACCGTGATTTGGAAACATCGTGATGACGCGAACCCAACTGCGACAGGTTATGCACATGAAATACACTCTGATCGCGGCGTAAATATGACATCGTTCATCGAAAATTGTGAGAGCAGTTCGATCGGGCGTTGTCTAGCAAATATGAATTTCTCGAAGCAAGGAGCGCGCCCGTCTCGTGAGGAAATGCAAAAGGTGCAACGCCTTACACCATCAGATTCACAAGACACACGCGAAACACCTGTTCACACACCTAGAGGCGCGTTCGCTACACCTAAACAGATTGGCTACATCAAGAAACTGGGCAAAGATGCAGGGCTAGACGATTTGAGGCTATTAGAACTCATCCAGCGCACCTTAAACAGCGATGAGGCAATACTCGAATTGCTCAAATCACATGAGGCCAGCGCAGTCATCGAAGCATTGAAATGACCTACGTCGCGTTTAACATCATTGGAATCGTTCTCGGAATATGGGCAACCGTGCTCGTGATGATGTGGCAGAACCGCAATGACTGAAACAGAGTTTAAAGACATACTGATAGGCGTAGCGAAACGTTACGGCTGGTTAGTGCACCATGACCTACCAGCACAGAACAGTCGAGGCCGTTGGGGCACACACGTTCAGGGCGATGTCGGGTTTCCTGACCTGCTGCTGCTGCACCCTGTGAGCGGTAAGTTGTTTGCAATCGAATTAAAGTCACAAACAGGCAGACTCACACCAGGGCAAAAGAGATGGCTCATGGCATTCGAGACTGCTGGTATATATAACGCAGTACTAAAGCCCTCCGACATGGAGTACGCCTTATACCTGTTAACTAATCATCAGATAACCGGCTAGTCGCACGGCCTACACCCCTCGCAAGGTGAAAGGTATAAAACACGGTGACGTGGGTAGACGGTCGCGCCTCGAATCATGCAAGACGAAATGAGTTGGGCAAAGCGACTGGGCGAGTCGTAAACATAATCGACTGATGAGTGCAAAGGGATCTGGGTTGGGCAAGCCAGAGGGTGGAGCATTCATCACTCTGTCAGTCATTACGCTCTACCAATAACACACACAACAAAGAACACCGAAAGGCCTAGCCCGACATGAAAGCCCAACCAACTAAAGAGCAAGCAAGCCGCCCTGGCGGCGCGCTAGGACAAGCCGAAGGCGCGTCAGTATGAAACGCGAAGCAACATTAAACGACAAAGAATACGCACAAGCCCGCAAGAGACTACTCACAGAGCACCCAGACTGTCATTGGTGCGGAGGTGTAGCAACCGAAGCAGACCACCTCATACCCGTCTTGGACGGAGGGGGGATCGAAGGCAACCTAGTTAGTAGTTGTAAACCCTGCAACAGCAGACGCGGAGCAATACTGATCAATAAAAGAAACGCTGCAAGAAAAAGCGCGCGAGCGAAAGCCATGCAACAAAAAACCGACACAAACTCAAACACAGAAAACGAAAACGTTTTTTTATTGCCAACTGACATCC